AGTAATAGATTATGATAAAGCCGAATTTAAAGTAGCTAAAAAATTAATAAAAGTTCCTGCACAAGCTACAGTTAAAGCTACTTACCAGTATTATAGTGTGGTAACAATATTTACAGATATAGCTGCAGTTATAGATGGAAGATATGATACACAAGTTCAAACTATATTTTATGGAGAACCTCCTACAGGATATAATTATGCAATAATTGATTTAGGCGGAGTTAAAACTATTCAAGCTCTTGATATATTGGCTGGATTTTTTAGACCTGATGAAAATAGAAAGTTTGATATTAATTTTACAGCAACAATACTGTATTCTACTGATGGCACTAATTATTATGATATTTCTGATAAAACTAACAGTTTTTCTCTTAGTGGAGGTAAATCTAAAAGTTTTGAAGAAAGTGATTTGGGGGTAGGATTTACTGCTAGATACCTAAAGTTAGTTTTAGAGAATGTAGATAAAATAGAATATAGTTCTACTAAAGTAACTGTAAGCGATTCCAATAGACAACAATTAATTGATTATGGAACTATAGATGAAGGTACTGAAAATGGAACAATTATCACTACACAGTCTGGTGTATGGGTAGTTGCTTTAACTGAAATATCTGCTTATGATGACATTATTATAAAATCAGAAGCAAAACTTATACCCGTAACATATTTATCTTCTGCTATAGATTTAACTTCTTTAACTTCTGGAGAATATCCTACAACTGTTAATGTAGATTCTACTGAAGGATTTGAATTAGATTCAGGAGAAACTTCAGGAACAGCTTATATAAAAAATAGTGACGGAACTTTTGATGTATTTACTTATACAGATACTACAACAACTTCATTTACAGGAGTTAGTGGTTTAAGTGAATCTCATAGTATAGATGATTTAGTAGTGCAAGAAGTTGAAGGTGATAATACTCTTTATGATTATAAAGGATTAAAATTTAAGCTTGGAGATAGATTATATAAAGCTAATAAAATAGATGAAAATACTTTATACAGTAAAACACAGCTAGACTATGTAGCTAAAGAATTTTTAAAAGAATTTGTTAAAAACCATACTAAAATTCAAGTTGAAGTATTGTATTCACCACATTTAAGTGTTGGAGATACTATAAGAGTAATAGATGAGTTTTCAGGTATTGATAAAAATTATTTCATAGAATCAATAAAAGATAATAATGGCTACTACACATTATTATTATCTTATTATCCATCTTCTTAAAGGAATTATAAATGTTGCCATATACTAACGAATTAAAAATTAATATAGATAGATATATAAAAAATAAAATAGACATTTCTTCGTTAATAGAAGATGTAGATTTAAGAAACGTAAATCTTTCAAGAGCAATCATAAAAAGACTTAATATAAGAGATAGAGATATATCAGGATGTAATTTTTCTAATTGTGTATTAGGTGATGAAAATGTTAAAATGTCTTTTACTTTAATTCATTGTAAAATGAATCATTGTATTTTTGAAGGAGCTAAGTTTGTTGGTATATCATGGATAAGAGATTGTGATGCTCAATTTTGCAATTTTTCTAATGCTGATGTAAGTAAAGTATCTTATGCTAATACTAACTTTAATGGGGGAAGATTTTGTGGTGCTATAATTAAAATTGGGACTAAAGAAGGAAGTGGGGTTACTTTTCCTCAAAGTCTTTTTGATGATCTTTGTAAAGGGTGGTCTATTAAACTAATATCAGAAAAAAGAAAGGATTAAAATGGACAAAGAAGGATTAACTAATTTATTAAAAGAGAAACAAGAATTAAGGGATAGGACTGCTAGAGTGTATGATCAGATAGTTGGGCAAATTGTGTTAATTGAAGATTTAATTAAGAATTCTGAAGAAACTAAAGAAGAACCAAAGGAATAAAGTGATAAGTGAATAAACTTACTGCAAAAAATCTCTACTCTCAAGTAATAAAAGAAATTGAGAAGAGAGTATCTTATAATACTAAATCTTCTTATAATAATCAAACAAGTAGAAGTTTTGCTACTTCTTTTGGAGCTACTTCTGATGCTACTACTGCAGAAATAGTTTCGGCTATACAAGACTTATTAGAAGAAACTCTTCCTTCTACTATAATTGATGGTTTAGAAGTGGTAGAAACTGATCCTATTTCAAGAAGTGTAACTGTAAATTCTGGAAGAGGTGCTGTTGGTGGAGTTTTATATGAATTAACTGAGGATTTATTATTACAAATACCATTTGATTCAAGTAATTCAGTATTTTATATAGTTCTTTATAAAGATATGGTTATGGTTGAAAAAACTTATAACTCAAAAAAATTAACCATAGCTAAAATAGTTGTTCCAAAACCAGGCACTACTTCTTTAATACAGGATGATAAAGATGAATCTTGGAATGCCTATATAGTAAATTTTAAGGAATATAAATTATATGGTTATAATGATAGATTTGAAGAAGATACTATAGAATTATTAAGAGATAATATATCTCCAATTTTAGCTGATAATTTAATAGGTAATATAAGATTATCAGAAGATTTAAAAATAATTAATACACAAGGTAGTGTAGAACTTAATAGCGAGTCGTTAAAATTATTATCCACAGCAGGAACTACGCTAGCTAAATTTAATAGAAACGGAACATTTTTTTATGATGATAATGGTATAGAAATAGCAAAATTTACTACTGATGAAGCTAGAGTTGGTAATATTAGAGTATTAAAGAATTCAATACAGAGCAGTAATTTTAGTAGTGGAAGTTTAGGTTTTTGTATTAAAGATGATGGTAATGTAGAATTTAATGATATAACTGCAAGAGGAACAATATACGCTACTTCAGGTTCTATTAGTGGTGATGTTACTGTTGGAGGAATTTTATCTGCAATAACTGGAAGTATTGGTGGATGGACTATAACGGCAAACGAATTATATGCTACAACTACTGGTACTATAAAAACTTCATTAAATGCTGGTAGTGGTTATAATGGAGTAGTATTAGATAAAGATGGTATAAGAGTTTATGATGATGTTTTAGGAGAAGTAGTTAATTTACCTTCTGATGGTTCTGCTCCAAAATTTTCAAGTGGAACTATTGAAGAATCAATTTTTGAAATTAATACAAATGCAGTATTAAGAACATCTTCCACTGTTGGTGATGGAACTGCCAGTTCTGCTGGAATTTTAATTAATAATACTGGAGTTTATGGATGCCAAGCTAATCAATTATTATTAGACGCTAATTTAAAAGCTTTAATAGATGGTACTGTTAGTTTAAAGGGGGAAATAGTAGCTTCAAGTGGTCAAATTGGTGATACAATTATTACCTCAACTAAGTTATCTGGTGGATTAATAGAAGGAGCCACAGTTAGAGGCTCAGTAATTGAAAATAGAGAAAGTTATCCTAAAGTTAGACTTGATGATACTGGATTTTATTTTCAAACTACTAGTACTACTGGTAAATATGGAAGTTCTGAATCTGGTAGTTATGGTTTTAAATATGGAGATTCTACTAAATATGGAAGTGGAGTAGTTGCTTACTTATTTAATTCAAATTTACCTCCATTATCAATAGTAGCTTCTCAAAATATAGCTGATGTTAGATTTTATAATAGGGCTAGTAATCCTGCATCAGGAACTCATCAATTAGGTGATTTTATTTGTGTTAGTGGTATATTAAAAAGATGTACTACTAGTGGAACACCTGGAACATTTACAAATGTAGCTAGTGGAGATTCTTTTGTTAATTTGAGTAGTATTCCTCTTAGTGCGGGAATCATACCAGTAGATAATATAGATGTAGGAACAACTGCTAATAAAATATTACAATTAAATTCAACAGCTCAAATTCCAGCAGTAGATGGAAGTTTATTAACTAAGTTAAACAAATATATTTATTTTGTAATACCAGAAGAAGCATTAGTAGCAGAAGCAGATAAAATTGGCAGAATTTATGTAAATTTTGCTGGAACTATTAAAGAAGTACATGCTTCAGTTAAAACAGCTCCAACAGGAGCATCAATTATAGTTGATATAAATAAAAATGGAAGCACAATTTGGGCTACTCAATCAAATAGAGTAACTATAGCAGCAACTGAATATGTCGCTACACAAAGTACTTTTGATACTACAGCCTTAGTAAATGGAGATTATTTAACGATAGACTTAGACCAGGTTGGAAGTACAATTGCTGGGGCAAAAATAGCGGTTAGGGTAAAAATAGAAACTTCATAACCAAGGAGAAAAAATGTTTTTTAGTAATCAAAAAAGTTGTATTTATAATTGTTTAAAAGAAAAATGCCCGTTATGGGTGGTATTAACTAATACTTATACCTTAGAAAATGGAGAATCAAAAAAAGAGCTTGAAGGTAAATGTACATTCGCTTGGATACCACAACTATTAGTAGAATTGAAACAGGAGAAAAATAAATAAGTGAGTGGAATAATTGTTCATTTTAATAATTTAATTGCCAATATTCCTTCTGGATGGGCATTATGCGATGGAAATGGAGGCAGACCTAACTTACTAGGTAAATATCTAAAATCTGTTTCTACTGGTGAAAATCCTGGTTCAACTGGAGGTAATGCTACTCATAATCATACTGCAAGTGCTCATAACCATACTCAAGATAGTCATACTCATAGTGGTAGTACTGGTAATGTAGTTGGAGGTTCTGACCAACAATGTTTTGTTTATCTATCAGTTAGTGGTAATGGACAACATACACATTCAGTATCTTTAGTTAGTAGTACAGCTACTAATCAAACAGCAAATGTAACTATAGATTCAACAAGTAATGACCCTCCTTACTACAAGTTAGCACCAATATATGATATTTCATCTGCAGGTATAAAATTTCCAGTAGGAGCAGTTATACAATGGAATTTAGCAACTTTACCAACGGGATGGAGTTTATGTAACGGTTCTAACGGAACTCCAGATTTAAGAGAAAAATTTATAAAATGTGTAAGTGCAGAAGAAAATCCAGGAAGTAGCGGGGGTTCTTTAACTCATACTCATACTAATGATGCTCATAATCATACACAAAATTCACATACTCATACTGGTTCTACTTCAAATAGTGGTAATTTCATTTTTTCAACAGAAAGACCACCACCTTCTTTTAGTAGTGGTAATCATACTCATCCTGTTACTGTTTCTTCAGTAACAGCTACAAATCAAACTGCTACAGTAACTATTAATACTGCAGATGCACAACCTCCTTATTATAAGTTATTATATATTATTAATAATGGAGCGGTGGCAAATAGACCTAAGAATGGAATTGTAATGTGGAGTGGAACAATTGCTACTATACCTTCTGCTTATACTTTGTGTAATGGTGATAATGGAACACCTAATTTATTAGATAAATATATAAAGGGAGCTAGCAATTCTAGTGAATTAGGTAATACTGGCGGTTCTGCAACTCATACTCATACATCTACACATAATCATACACAAAATAGTCATGATCATTCTTGTACTTATGGAACTGCTAATGATTCAGCATCTACAGAATTTGGGAGTGGAATTGGTGTGTTATTTACAACTAATTATCAACATACCCATTCTGGTACAACTTTATCTGGAACAGCTACTAATCAAGCAACGGATATTAATATGAGTACAGATAATGGCGAACCTCCATACTACGAAGTAGCATATATTATGCAAACAAGAGAACTTGATATAGGAGCTTACTCTTTTATCATGTAAGGAGAAATATGAATACAAAAATTGGAGATACAAGAAAATTTACATTTGATAATAGAACGTTTATCATAGAAGAAATTTTGGAACCAATATCTTTTAAAATGGATTGGTTATGGAATACTGGTTCATGCCCTTTTTGTAAAGAAAAATTAGATAGAATTATAACTCATGAATTTTATAGAATAGAAATATTATTGGCTTCAGAAATTGGAGAAAATAAAGCTACTTTAAAAGATATAATTATTTTAGGGAATACTATAGATTCTAGATTAATGCTAGTGCAAGAAGATAAGTATATAAAAAAAGTTTTAAAATTATCAAATAAATTTAAATATTTAATAGGAGCTTAATATGTCTTTTCCTTCATCACTTCATACAATTTTTACTTTAGTTGATAACGTAGATGATGTTTTAGCGACTCATCCTAATACTCTTAGTGCAGAAATAAGATATTTGGAAGATAAAGTTGGTGTAGATAATTCTGCAGTTGATACATCATTAGATTATGGATTAAAACATGCTTCTGGTTTTTTTAGAACTCATACTCATGATGGTAGTAGTGATGATGGAAGTTCTACATTATCCCCAACAACTATAAATGCATTCACTCTTGGCGGTAAATTAACTGCTGGAGTTAATGAAATAGAAGGAAGTAATTTTGATATTAATGGAGGAACTATTGATGGTATTACAGATTTAGGAATAGCTGATGGTGGTACTGGTGCGTCTACAGCTCAAGCTGCTTTAAATGCTTTAGCTGGAGCTACTACAGCTAATAGAGTCTTACGAGGTAATGGAAGTAATATAGTTTTAGCTCAAGTTGATTTAACCACCGATGTTACGGGGGCACTACCTGCAGCTAATGGAGGAACTGGAGTTACTGGAGCAGTAAATACAGCTAATGGTGTAGTAATATTAGATGCTTCTGGATATGTTCCTAATAATTCAGTAGATACTTCAGCTTTAAAAACATCAACTGGTGAAGTTAGCACTAGTACTACTGGTGGTGTTGATTTGACCCTTCCTGGGGGAGAATATGGATTATACCCACAAGTAAAGGGTAGTGGAAGTGGATGGATAAATATGGGTTGGGGTAATGGTAGTGATAGAGCTTTTGGAGCTTCTTATACAACTAATGTATGTATAATGGTTGCTGGCGGTTCAACTGGATATGCTAAACAGCGTTATATAACTGCTTCTGGAGAAGATTTCTGGATTTTACTACAAACAGATAAAGAAACTCAAAAAATAGTTAACATATATGCAGCTCCAGACCATCCTTCATATGGTAATGGAGGAGATTTTAGTAAACTACCAAATACATTTGACTATATAAAATATAATATTATTTTAGTTGATAAAGATACTACAAAGAATTTAATAAAAGAAAGTAAAGATAAAAATATATCAATAGCTACTCTGATAAATGAAAGTTATAACATAGATTTTAATAAAGAAGAAGTATATGAACCTCTTCATTCTGGTAAATATATTATTAAGAAAAACACTGGTGAAATAGTAGATAGTATTCCTTTAAATAATTTAGATGATTATAAACAAGAAAAAGTTTTGGTTAGTACTATACCAGAATATATTAAAGTAAGAAAATTAATAAAAAAATAAGAGGATATAAATATAATGAGTATAACCCGCATAAATGATAACTTACCAATAACAAGTAAAATTTCCACTTTAAGTGAGCAAATTCTTGAAATTTTTGGATTAGTTGAAAAAGCTAGATTTGATGAAAATGAAGTAACACAAATTATAGCTGATAGTGGTATGGATAGAAAATATTTAAGAAATCAATCATTGGGGCATACTCTAGC